TACTATTAGTATCTGTTACTTGGATATCGAAACTACTTTGGATCACTCAACGATCTGGTGTGCCGTTACGAAGGTGAAGAACAACATCCAAGTACACACTACAGCCAGTACTTTGCAGAGGACTTTGAATGATGCGGAAAAAATTATTGGGCATAATCTTATCGGATTTGATGTTGGTGTGCTTCATCGTGTTTGGGGTGTACGGGTTGATATTGACAGTGTCGTTGATACACTCTACCTATCAAGACTCTACAACCCATCGGCAGAGGGAGGCCATTCACTCCGTAACTGGGGTAGCGTACTCGGTGGTGCAGGAAAGCTCGACTTCACAGACTACGACGGAGGACTGACTGACGAGATGATCGAGTATTGTATAGCTGATGTTGAGCTGACTGAGCGTGTGCATCAGTGGCTTGAACTACAGCTACGCAAGGAAGGTTTCTCACAACAGGCTATTGATCTTGAGCATCGTGTAGGTTGGATCGTGACTGAGCAAGAACGCAATGGCTTCAAGCTTGACGTACCCTTTGCAGAGAAGTTGATGATGGATCTCATGTTCGAGATGAACAACATTGAAGCAGAGCTACAGTCTATCTTCCCACCTATCGTTGAAGAACGCTGGTCAGAGAAGACAGGCAAGCGACTGAAGGACAAGGTAACAACATTCAATCCCGGTTCACGTAAGCAGATTGCAGAGCGACTGCAAGGTCTTGGTGTAAAGTTCGACAAGAAGACTGAGAAGGGTAACATCATCGTTGACGAGAAGGTACTTGACGGTATCGATAGACCTGAAGCCAAAGCTGTTGCACGCTACATGATGTTGCAAAAGCGAGTAGCTCAGATCGATTCGTGGTTGAAAGCTGTCAAGGACGATGGTAGAGTACACGGTAGAGTGATCACCAACGGAGCTGTGACGGGACGCATGACACATCAATCACCTAATATGGCTCAGGTTCCTGCGGTATCTGCACCGTTCGGTAACGAGTGTCGATCATGCTGGACTGTTGACGAAGGTAACGTACTTGTTGGTATTGATGCCAGCGGATTAGAGCTACGCATGTTGGCTCACTACATGGACGACGATGACTACACAAATGAAATCCTCAATGGCGATATTCATACAGCTAATCAACGAGCTGCGGGACTTGAGACACGACCTCTCGCAAAGACATTCATATATGCGTTTTTGTATGGGGCCGGAGATGCTAAGATCGGAGCTATCGTTGGAGGAAATAGCGGCACTGGAAGAAGGCTTAAAGAGAGATTTCTACACAACACGCCTGCTCTTGAAGAACTTAGAAGAAGAACTGACGGACAGGCTCAGTCTGGCATACTTGCTGGCCTCGACGGACGAAAGCTAAGAGTAAGATCACAACACGCCGCATTGAATACACTTTTACAGGGCGCAGGGGCTTGCGTTATGAAGCAGGCACTGATACACTTATCAGATAAACTACGCAACATACCACACAAATTTGTAGCCAACGTACATGACGAGTGGCAAATAGAAACACCAGCGCATTATGCAGATACAGTCGGACGTATCGGTGTGCGCTCAATCAGAATCGCCGGAGAGACGCTTGGCCTACGGTGTCCATTGGACGGCGAATATCGAGTAGGCAACAATTGGGCTGAAACTCACTAGGAGAAATCTATGACAGCTAACAAACTACCACCCATCACTGTACGCGGAACTGTTTACTGGTGTGAGCGTAACAAACTCAACAAGTACAGTAACAAGTACCAAGTGCAACTTGGCAACCTCAGCGAGAAAGCTGTTGAGGCCATTGAAGAAATGGGTATTGCACCTAGCAACAAAGGTGACGAGCGCGAGTTCTTCATCACCATGAAGTCTAAGAACCCTATGCGGTTGACAGACGAGAACGGTGTGGAGATACCTGAAGATGTACTCATCGCTAACGGCTCACAAGCAGTAGCAGTGGTAGGCTACTACGATTGGTCTGTTGGTACAGGTCGTTCACCGTCGATGATAAAGATGAAAGTTACGGAGTTGATCGAGTACACTGATAACTCTGTGTCTGAAGCGGAAGCGTTGTGATCCTTGTTGACGGTGACATCGTAGCTTATCGTTGTGCATTCAAGTGCAACGACGAGTCAGTTAAGACTGCCTGTTATACTACGGGCAGTTTCTTATCTGATCTGATCAGTGATCTATATACACAGATAGATGACGAACCAGACTACCGTGTTTACCTGACAGGTAAGGGTAACTTTCGTAATGATGTAGCCGTTACTGCGCCTTACAAAGGTAATCGTAAGGACAAAGAAAAGCCTGTACACTTGGAAGCCATACGTCAGTATCTGATAGATGATTGGAATGCTATTGTGTCAGACGGTGAGGAAGCTGATGACTTGATTGCTATCGACGCTACCGCCACCCCTGACAGCATCATTGTCAGTCTTGACAAGGACTTCAAACAAGTACCGTGCAGACATTACAACTTCAACAAGCGTGAACTAACTTCTGTTAATGAGGAGGAAGGGTTACTGTTCTTCTATCGTCAAATCATCATGGGTGACAAAGCTGATAACATTGTCGGTGTGTATGGTATTGGTGATAAGAAGTCTCAGAAGATCCTTGAAGGACTGTCAGAGATAGAGATGTTCAACAAGTGCGTTGAGTTGTTAGAGTCTGAAGAGCGTGTCATCGAGAACGCTAGGCTGCTCTGGTTACGTCGTGAACCTAATCAACTATGGGAAAGACCAAGTGAAGAGAACGAAACGTAGTCTACCTAGAGGCTTTGATAGCTGGTTTGAATACGACCTACATCAAAAGCTTAAACAGTGTGAGTACCACTCTGAAGGTCTTACATACACTCAAGTTAAAACGTATGAGCCTGACTTCATTTATCACGACGGTGTAGGTACATTGTACATCGAAGCTAAAGGAAGATTCAGGGATCGTGCTGAAGCAAGGAAGTATGTAGACGTAAGAGCAAGTCTTGGTGACTTTGAAGAGTTAGTATTCATCTTTCAAAACCCAAGAACACCAATGCCCGGAGCAAGACGTAGAGCTGATGGGACTAAATACACCATGCAAGAATGGGCAGAAAAGCAAGGCTTCACATGGTACACGTTGGAGACTTGTCCTGCTGGATGGAGTAAAAAGCTATGACTAGACATCTTGTAATACCTGACACGCAAGTAAAACCTAACATGCCTGTTGACCACCTGTACTGGGCTGGTCGGTATGCTGCCGCAACTAAACCTGACGTTATCATTCATCTGGGGGATCACTGGGACATGCCAAGTCTTAGTAGCTATGACGTTGGGAAGAAGTCGTTCGAGGGTAGACGTTACGTCAACGACATTGAAGCTGGTAAACATGCTATGTGGGCGTTCATGAAACCGATACTTGAGGAGCAACGCAGACTACGCCTTCACAAGAAGAAAACATGGAACCCACGTATGGTGTTCTTGCTAGGTAACCACGAGCAACGCATCGAACGAGCAATCGAGACTGATGCAAAACTAGAAGGGCTGATGTCATATGATGACTTCCAATTGGAACAAGGAGGATGGGAAGTTGTACCTTTCTTACAGCCAATCATCATCGACGGTATCGCGTACTGTCACTACTTCACAAGCGGTGTCATGGGCAGACCAGTCACCTGTGCAAAACTCATGTTACAAAAGAAGTTCATGTCCTGCATTATGGGGCACGTCCAAGACAGAGACATAGCCTATGCACGTAAAGCAGACGGTAGTAACATCACTGGGTTGTTTGCTGGTATCTACTACAACCATGATGAAGACTACTTAAATCCACAAACGAACGGTAGCTGGTCTGGAATATGGATGCTCAACGAGGTAAACGATGGATCGTTTGATGAGCTACCTGTAAGTATGAATTATCTTAGGAGAAAGTACGGATGAGTATTGACAGCGCATCACCGCAGGAGTGGGACAATGCACGTAAAAGACAAGTGGGCGGAAAACATTACGCACGTTATAACATTCAACCTATTGACTTTATTATTGACAATAACCTTGATTGGTGTGAAGCTAACGTGGTAAAGTACATCACCCGCTGGCGTGACAAGAACGGTCTTGAGGATCTACGTAAAGCCATGCACTACATACAACTACTAATTGACAGAGAGGTACAATCTTGATGGATGCCTATCAACAGTACATTCACAAGTCTCGCTACGCACGTTACCTACCAGAGGAGCAACGCCGTGAGACTTGGGAAGAAACAGTCAACCGATACCTGAACTATTGGTGTGACCGTGTAGAACTTAATGAGTTTGATCAGTCAGAGATCTTTACCGCTATCCATGAGCTAGATGTTATGCCTAGCATGAGAGCGTTGATGACTGCTGGTGATGCTCTTGACC